TTACTAGATCCAGGTGCAGAACTTGCTACACGGTATCTAGCGTTGAAATCGTTGATGTCATCACTAAGTTGTTTAACGTCTGTCTCAGCCGCTAGTAGCTTGTGGTAAGCGTATGTATTAGCAGTAGCTGTAGATGTAACTACTAGACCAACACCAGCCGCTAGAGTCTCACCGTTAAGTGAACTAGGGAATCCGTTAATAGTAACTACTGTGCTATCTACTCTTCTACCTGTTGTGCTAACACCAGAGCCATTAACTACTACACCAGCTGCATTATTAATACTGATTACGACACCAGTAGCAGGTTGGGTATTAGGAAAAGCTACCTCATCAGCAATAGTTATGAAACCACCAATAGCTGTTTGAGAACTAGCAACGTGAGCAGCAATAGCCTTTGAAGAAGGTATCTCTGTATCACTTGTCGTGTCTAAAGTTCCACTAGAAGTCTTAAAGGATTTACCAGAGACAATGTTTAAGTCATTAGTTGATCCTGTGTAACCGTCTAGCTTGTTTAGTTCAGAGGTGTTACTTGTAACTCCGTCTATAACTTGCTTCTCAGCGTCTGTTAGAGGATTAGTCTGAGCGTTTGATTCATACAGTGTCTTAATCTCTGACGCTGTTTGATCTGCTGTAGCACTAGCTTCTATTGCGTTTAGCTTTGTGTGATCAGCATCTGTAAAGACATTACTATCACTAGCTGCCTCTACCGCTGCTCTAATCTCAGCATCTGTTTGGTCAGCAGTAGCTGAAGCCTCAATAGCATTAAGCTTAGAATGATCAGCATCTGTAAAGACGTTTGAATCTGTAGCAGCTTCCACCGCTGTTCTAATTTCAGCATTAGTTTGATCTGCTGTAGCTGCTGTTTCTATTCCTGTGAGCTTTGTCTTATCTGCTCCCGACATATAACCAGATGCAGATGCAGTCGCATCAGCTATATTCAGCTTTGACTGAGCTATAGCCGCAGACGAATTAACATCAGCATTAACTATTGAATCAGGTGTAACCTTAATAGTTATCTTTCCGCTACTAGGGCTGTTATCAGTAACCGTTATACGGTCACCTCCTACTACATCAGTAGTTAAAGCTGTATCTATCTTGGCATCAACTCTGCCATCAATAGCTCCTGTGGTAGCAACTTTAGTATTGCTGCTGACCCAAGTTTCAGTACTATTAATTGTTTCATCACCATCTTGCCAAGCAGATGCAACATCTCGTTTGGCTTCCTGTGTAACGTAGAGGTTCTGGTTAAAGTTATCGTTCAAGTCTTCTGACTTGATAGCCGATCCCGCATAGAACGTAGCTGATAAATTGTCTACGTCTGTATCACGATAAATCCTTACCGCTGTACCACTGGCAGGTACGTGTCCTGTATTAAATTGTACGGTTGTAGGAGCACCAGGTGGTACGGTGTACTCCGTTATAGCCGTGCCGTCAACGCTTACTTTTACGTCAGCGGTCTTTAAGTATTCAAATGGAAAAGTGTACGAGGTGGAACCGTCACTCGTTAAATTTCTTTCTGTAACTGCCATTTCATGGTTTTGTTAGTTTACTTAACTCCGTATTTTAAAAATTCTTGCTTCTTCTTATAGTTCTTTTTAGACGACTCAGCTGCTTCATTAATCCTTCCTCTATACATTAGATTGCCAGTTCTCTTACTATCAACACCTAATATGTTTAGATGTTTATATCTAGGGTCTTTAGCTATACGAGCTTCTGCATTTACTTTGGATTGATTAATCATCTTTTTCAAATCTCTATAGACTTTTAACTTATTTGCATACATGCCAACCTCTTCAAACTCCTTACCAGACATAATGAATTTACGAAGTCCGTCGAGCTGTTCATTGTACTCATCGTTATCCATAAACCTTCGTTCTATCTGTTTCCAAAGTTGATCCTCTCCCATGTATCTACCAATAAGTTCACGTGCTTCTGGTGAATAATCTTCTCCTGTTCTGGAGTTTTTCTTGATTTCGTTGAGATCATTAAAACCAGAGTCAATAAGCCACGTTCTCCACTTCTCATTACCTCCATGAATCTTAATTGGATTCATAGCGTTTAAGAATCGAAGGATAGGATTATCTATTTCATCAATCTCTTCACCTGTCCAGTGGTCAATCTTGGAATAACTCATATCTTTAAAGACTGTACTATTCCTGACATATCCCCAGAAATCTTTATAGATCTCCTTCTGAGCATTTGTAATTGTCTTAGCAACAATAGCGTGTGCTCCTGATAGAGGTATTGCAGCTCTTAGTTGACCAGCAAATAGACGTTGAAGTGCTCCTTCGTCACCTTTCATAGCAGCATGTAAAGGTTCCATACCTTGTAATGGTGTTCCATTCAAGTAAGTAGCAGTAATAGTCCAAGCAGTTTTATTGATAAAGGTTTCAGTCATGTTCTTACCTAGAGCACTGCTGTAATAAGCCAAATCTCCCATTAATGAGAAATACTGCTCAACTACAGGTATGCCTTTATAACTGACCCAGTTATTGCCTACTTTAATTGTATGAGGTTTCCAGTTCTTCTTCTTCAGTTTGACTAGTTCAATGTGGTTAGCAGGTCCATTACCTCTGATGTTTCCAGCCATAGCATAGCCAAAGGCTAGAGTAGCTGTAGCACCACCCATCATTAATCTCCCTTCGTACTCACGTCTCAATTCCTTATATATAGCCATTGCATTAGGTGTAGTTTTTAAATCCACACCATGATCAGCTAGTACTTTTGCAATCTTTGTACGATTAGTTCCAGCTAATAATGTATCACCATACTTTCCAAGCCCAGGAATTGCTGCCAACGGTGTATAAGACATTGCCAGTTTGATCTGGTTCATGCTTGTTCGTGGGAACATCATGAGAGATTTGAAAACTGGAAACTTGTTTAATGCAGGGTTAATCCAATTAGAGAAACCTTCATCAAGGTTTAAAGCTATTTCACCAGATGCATATTTAGCAGCTTTATCTTTTAGCAAGCCTTGAGCATCAAACATTGTGTCATGGTTGAGTTTCTCAGCACGTTTTAAAGCATCTTCAAAAACTAGTGGATCTGCTTTTTTACCTAGTTGTTTAATGGTATCGTCGTAAGCTTTAACTCTAGACATATAGGTAGACATGAAGGTATCTGTATAAGCATCAATACCTGACATAGCTGTAATACCAGTCCTTAACCAAGGTTGACGGGATACCTTACGTTGGAAGTTTGCCCAACCATACATAAAGTTTCCATAGTGATCACCTTCCTTCTGCCATGTCTCTGCTAAATCATCTAATACTTCCCAAGCACTACTGTCTTCAACAACGAAGTCTTTACGAGCTGCTTTCATCATGAAGTCAGGATCTTGATGAACCTTCTTCATACGAGTTAATGCATCACCCCAAGCTCTCCTAGCTGTCTCATGCATATTTCCATACATATATACAACACGTTCTAAAGCATCTTTATCTTTACCAAGTAATTGGCTAAAACCTGCTCTCTGTAAAGCGGATATAGGCTTGAAAACAAGCATCATACCGTTACCCACAGCTGCTCTTAAAGCGGCTAAACCTGATAACACACTGTTATAGGTAACTGCCCAAGCACCTTTGGCAAACTGATTCATCTTCCAACCACTGATACCTAATTCTTTAGCTTCTCTATTCCATAACAAACCCATAGGGCTGAGATGGTATTTAGCATAAGCATTGAGTTTCATCAGTGTGTCTACATTTCCATCTGTAGCGTCGTATGCCTTCATTAAGGTACGAGCTAGTTTTGGATCTTGTGCAGCGGCATCGTCTAACTGTGTTCTAAAAGCTTTGAAGTCAGATTTAAGTTGTTTGTTTTTTGCAAGGAACTCTTCGTGAGTTATTTTGATTCTTTCAAGTGGACTAGCGATAAAGTCAGGATTCTTCCACCATCTCTTTTCTTTTAAAGACCAACCGGATATGTATTTAGCTAATCCATACTCTTCAGTAAGGATTTCTAACTTATCAACAACATTCTTAAAGACTCTTTCATCATCAAGTAGGTTCTTGAACATCTCTGGAGCACCAGATTTTGCTGCTACTTGAGCACCTAGAGTATCCATAACTCTAGCTGATGATTCTGCTAATTCTCTACCTAGATATAGATTAGTCAGGTCATTGATCATCAAAGCTGCTGCTCTAGCAGCTCCAGCATCATCTAATACCTCTACAGTTACAGCGTTATTTAAAGTATCTCTTAGTCTTCTTGGATCTCGATACATAGGATCTTTCATGAGTTCTCTCAACTCATCTCCAGTCCCTGTTTTCATCCATTTGTTATAGATCTCATAAGCAGCATCATTGACACTTTCACTTGTACCTCTAGCCGTAGCTTGTACATATCTATACCCAGATGCAGCTTTAACCTTATCTGCAATCCACCTAACAGCTGTACGAGAACTCTTACCTAATAACATGCCATCTTCCATAGCATTGGTTATTGGGTTTGTTGGAGCACTTAGCGGATCAACATATCCTCTTTGCCTCATATCAACGTCTATAGCATTCTTAACTGAAGCTCCAGGGGCAGTACTTGCTATTCCTGTTAACTGCTTTTCACTGGCTAGTTTAGGAGTGATAGCTGGATCAAATGAAGTGACATTCGGATCATTAGCTATAGTTCTGAGTGCTCTATTGTTTAGATAGATTTTACGTTGTCTTTGTCTCTCCTTAAGGAAGGAGTCACCTGCATTCTGAGTTGCATCAGATGAGCCGGTTTGAGTAGCCTGTTGGATTAGTTTTGATTTCTCCTTTCCTAAAGCTTCTACTTCCTCTTTAGCTAATGTGTTGCTAGCAATAGCCTCATCTATATCAATAATCCTCTTCTTAGTATCCCTTTCAAGATGCTGTAGTTGAGTCTTAAATTTATAAGCTTTACTTTCACGAGTTACAGGAATCATATTACGGAGAATAGGTTTCCCTGCATTCAGCATGTAGCCAACAATATCTCCAAAACCTTGGAGTAGACCCTCATCAGCTGCAGCCATGAATCTATTCATCACTGGATGAGTAGCGTCTGCATCAGCTAAGGAAGCTACATCTGGGAAGTGTCCATCAGGTCCAAAGTATTCAGGCCATGTTTCAGATAAGCGTTTGAAGTTATCTGGGTGAGTTATCAATCTATTACTAGGATCTTCACCATAATCACTAAGACCACCTATTACTGAGTTGATCAGTGCTTGACCGCCTACATTTTGAACTGCTCCATTAAGACCAGTTAGGTTTCTACCAGCATGGAATTTCGCATACTTACTGCCAAGGATAATAGAGGGAACTATGACACTAGCTGCCGATCTAAACTTAGCTGCATTAGGATTATCAAATCTTGTTATACGGTCCCAAGTATCGTCTATACCGCCTAAACCTGGAA